TCCGGGCCTGGTCGAGCAGGTCGGGCCACAAGAGCTCGATCACGGCCTTCCGCTGCTCGGCGGTGCAGGCCCCGGCGAGCGCGACGAGGTCGGTGGCGACAGCACCCGGGAGCGTCAGCCGGGCCCGCGCTTCGATGGCGGCCGGGTCCTCGGCCTGGTAGGCGGCGAGGACCGAGCGCTGGAGCGCGGCAGGGTTCATCGGGATCGTGGCGCTGCTGAACTCCAGCAGGTTGTTCTTCTCGTACAGGGTGCCGGCGACCTCGATCTTGCCGCCCCACCACGTCTCGATCTCGACGGGCTGCTTGAAGTACGGCGACTCCGGGTCCAGCTTGTCGCGCTTCGTCTTCCGCCCGCTCTTGAAGCCCACGCTGCCGGCCCGCCGGAAGCCGTTCAGGTGCTGGTGACCCACCGCGGCGAGGCTCGCGTCGGGGTTCTCGAGGTCCCAGGCGACGCGGATCATCAGCTTCCCGGCGTCGTCTCCCACCCGCGGGACCTTGCCCTCCAGGCCCTTGCCGACCACCCGGGTGCTGATGTGGTTGTCGAGGATGACCGGGTTTTTCTTCCATTCTCCGGTCGACCAATCCTGCTTGACCACGTCCATCGCGCGGTCTTCGTCGTCGGTCGACGCGACGAACAGAGTCGTGCCCGGCTCGTCGGTGGAGGTCAGGTCGCGCTGCTCCACCAGCACCGAGCCGCCGCGGTCCACCGCATCGATCGGCTGGACGAAGTCCCACGCCCAGCGCGGCCCCGTGTCGTCCTCGTCGTCTTCCATCAGGCGGCCCTCCGGAGCGCGTCCACGATCTGGCCGGCGACGCGCTGGGCGCGGGCGGCGGTGAAGGTCTCGGCCAGGCCCATCCGGTGGGCCTCGTCGGTGATCCCGGCGATCTCCTCCGCCCACCAGCGAGCGGCCTTCGGCTCCACGCCCACCCGGTCGAGCTCGTGGAACAGCCGCTCGACCTGCCAGCGGACGAACAGCCGCCGGTCCACGGAGTCGTCGAGGTCCGCGTAGGCCGCCTCGGCGCAGCGCAGGTGCAGCTCCACCGCCGCGTTGACGAGGGCCAGCTGCTGGTTGCCGTCGCCGCTCGGGTTCTCCGGCTGCCGATCGATGGGGCGCGGCGAGTGGAACGCGTCCACCGAGTCGCCGACCGGGGCGTTGTCGAAGCCCTCGTAGGCGGCGGCGGCGGCCGGGGTAGCGCCGAGCCCGACCCAGCTCGCCACCCGCATCAGGCGCTCGGTGTAGCTGACCTGAAGGGCCTCGACCCCGGAGAAGTCGTACTCGAGCCGAACCCCGGGCCCGGCGAGGGCGTTGGTCAGCGCGTCCTCGAACTCCGCCGCCTTGCCGCGCCGGGTCTCCCAGTAGACCCGGGCCTCCTGCCGTGCGCCGCCGTACGCCGCGGACGGGAGCCCCGCTCGCGTCGGGGGGACCCCGAACAGCATCAGGATCTCGTCGCGTAGCGCGTTCGCTCGCTCCTGGTTCCCGATGTCCTTCGGCGACCAGCTCAACGGGGTGGCGGTGACTTCGGCCCCGACGACGAACGCGCCCGCGAGGGACGCGATGGTCTGCTCCCACCGCGCCTTCAGCTGGTCGATCATCTTGGGCCCGGTCCCACCGCCCTTGACCGAGAACAAGATGTCGGGCCGGCCCTTGGCACTGACCTTCGACGCGATCTTCCGGGCGCCCATGTCGGCGGTCAAGTCGTCGTGGATGGCGCGGATCGGCGACTCGCCGTAGGCCGCCGCGGCGGGGTCGTCCTGCCACGACAGGCCCCGGAAGTGGCACATCTGGTCGGGCGACAGCACCATCTCGGTGTTGGTGGCCTGGTCGCAGACGACGTACCGGAGCACCACGCCCCAGGCGCCCACCACCGGGCGGACCCACTGCGGGTGGAGCCGGTAGATGGCGACGGAGGCCTTGCCCTCGGGCATCCACAGGTAGGCGTTGCCGGTGAGCTCGCGGTCCGCCCACAGCTGGGTCATCAGCTGGTGGTAGGTCGTGAACGCGTTGGGCCGCTGCAGCAGGCGCAGGCCCGGGTCATCGGTCACGACCTGGCGGTCCTCGGGCCGCGGACCGGTCCGGCGCACCGCGACCATCGGCAAGCCGGCCATGTCGGTGGTGATCGCCGCGATGGCGACCCAGATCGCCCAGAACTTCGCGAGCGTCGACATCGCGTTGTCGGGCGCGTACTCCTGCGGCTGGGCGCCGGCCTCCGTCGCGAACACGATCGAGGGGGAGCCCCCCTGGAACCGACGCACGACCCAGTCGGTGATTGCCCGCCACAACACCATGGCCGACAGCTACCGCAGGTGCCGTGACAGGCGCTGTCCGCCTACATGCTGGACCAGGCGTCGACGCCCTGCACCAGGTACCGCAGCGCGTCGGGCGCGTGGTCATCCCGCTTGATGGGCACCTCGTCCCGGCGCTTCGGGTCCCAGGAGAGCGCCGGCAGCTCGCGAACCAGGTTCGAGCAGGAGCGGAACACCTTCAGGCGCGGGCGGTTGTCGCCGCGGAGGCGCATCCGGTCCCGGACCCGGTCGATCCCGCCCTTCACGTCGTTGTCTGCGTTCGCGAAGTCCAGGTCGGCCTCCGCGAACTCGTCGCGGGCCTCGCGGGCGGCGGGGTCCCCCCAGCTGAACTCGATCGGCTCTCCAGGCTCCTCGAGCGCGGCGACCTGCTCCGCGTGCCAGCCGTAGCTCTTGCCGTCCCGCTCGTAGTACTCCCGGTAGATGTAGAGCGTGTCGTCGTCGCCCAGCGCCCCCCAGAGCACGCACGTGGCGTTGACGAGCCCGAAGTCCGCGCCGCGGAACCGGGGCCAGTCGGGCGGGATGTCGAAGTCCTCGCACAGGTGGCCCGGCCCCCAGCGGTCCCCGGTCCCCGCGACCCACGGGTACACCGCCCCGGTGCGGCTCCGGAACTTCCCGAAGCGGCGTTGCGCCAGCTCGTCATCGCTCATGCCCTGGAATAGCGTCTCGAAGGTCCGCGGCAAGTGCGGGTTGTCCAGGCTGTCGAGCTCGAAGGGCTTGGCGCCGAACTCGCCCGCCGACACCAGCCGGTCGTGGACCCAGGTGATGCCCTCCATCGGCACCATCGCGATCCCGATCTTCCCGCCCTGGTCCGCCACCCGGGCGCGGAGCTCGTCGAACACCCCGTACCCGTCGACGCCCAGCGGCTCCTCGTCGATGTCCGCCCGTCGGATGCTGATGCCCTGCATCGCCCGCCGGCCCTGGTCGACACTCTTGAACCAGATCTTGCCGAGGGCCCGGCAGCAAGGCCGCGAGATCGTCAGCAGCGCCTCGCCCTTCCCGTTGCGGTTGTACCAGGTGCCCGCGGATCCGACGAGCCGGTCGATGTCGTCGCGGTGGTACCGGATCGAGTCGCCCGACGACTGCGCGATCAGGTAGGTCTGTTGCGGGCCGTCGGGGATCTCGAACCGCGGCAGGTCGTTCAGCTCCAGCCAGGCGCGCACCGCCGGGTGGTCGCTGCCCATCGCCGCGGCGACGTTCAGCTGCTTCAGGCCCGCCGACTTCCCGGACCGCCACCCCCCGAGCACCACCGCCACGTCGGAGGTCATCGCCCCGATCACCGCCCGGCGCTGGTCGCACCCCGCCGCTGGTGCGACCCACAGCGTCTGGAACGCGAGGGGGTGGCTCCGCTCGAGTCGAGCCAGGTGCCGCAGGTCCCGCGCCTGCGCCTGCCGAAGCTCCCGGATCTGGTCGACGAGGTCCATTAGAGGTTCCTCTCCCGCCGTGTCCTGGCGGCCTCCAGCTCGTTCAGCTGCTTCTCCCGTTCCTTCAGCCTCCGGGCGATGGTCTCCGGCGTCTCGTCGAGGTCCTCCGCTTCACCCGCCGCCGCCCGGGCCTGGTCGAGCTGCAGCCGGACCTCCGACACCCGCCCGTCTAGCTGCGAGATCCTCCCCACCACCCCCGCCGCCCGCACCCACGCCAAGTCCGCCAGCAGCTCCGACAGCTGCCACGTGAGGAACGGCACCCGGTCCCACCCGGCCCTCTCGATGTCCGCCCCTGGCCTCTCCGGCCCCTTGGTCGCAGGTTCGCTCTCTCCTCGGTGCGAAACTGCGACCTTAACCAAACCGGCCTCTCCTCCGTCCTTCTCTTCGGACGAACGTCTACTCTTCCTCGGTGGGACTACTAGCGATTCCTCCTCGCGCGCGACGGGGGACCCCTGGGCTTCGAGGGTGGAGGCCCCGGCCTTCGTCGTCTTCCGCGAGCGCCACAACCGGGTGCGGACCCGGGTCAGCGCCCGCGCCCGGTCCGGCTCGTCCGGGAACCACCGGTCGACCACGTCGCCGGCGTCCCGTCCCGGGTGGGCGGCGAGCCAGGCCAGGACCTCCGACCAGTCGGGCGTCACGGGTCCTCGGTGACGCCGGTGGGAGGGGCGTGACGGTCGCCGGTCGAGGTGGAGGGGGGAGGGAGGCACGCCGGTACCCCACACCCCTCGACCTGAAACTGGCCCTGTCGGCGCTCGCTCCGGCGTCGCTCCCGGGCCCGTGCGAGGCGCAGCGACCGTCGAGCGCGCTTCAGCTCCGCTCGGGCGACTCGGACCGCCCGGGCTTCCGGCTCCTCCACAGCAGCCTCCCTCTCGGTAGCTTACCAGCCAGTCACGGCGATGTCCTCGAACCACCGGTGGAGCGCGGCGCGACTGCTCCACCACGCCCGGCGCTGCGGCTGACCAGCGGCGACCACCGCCCGGCGGAGCGTGCCTCGGGAGATCCCCAGGAGCGCAGCCGCCCGCTTCCACCCGACGACAGGAGGATCGGGGGGGAGGGACGGCAGGGGCGCCAGATGGGACGCGATGGCGCTGGAGGGGTCGGAGGGGGACGAGGGAGTGTCGAGGGTGAGGGGGACGTGCAGGGCCTGGGCGATGGCGCGGACGGTGTCGAGCGAGAACGTCGCGCCGGAGAGGATCCGACGCACGGTCCGAGGGTGAAGGCCGGAACGCTGGGCGACGGCGCGGGGGGTGAGCTTCTTGAGGGCGATGGCGATGGCGAGGCGCCCCACGATCTCCCGTTCGATGTCGGTGGTCATGCTGCCTCCAACGCCGGGTTGCGGTTCAGCAGCCGGCGGCAGCACTCGGCCGCGATCTGCCGCTCGACCGGGATCGGGCGCAGCGCCGGGACAATGAGCCAGTGCACCCAGTCCACGCTCTCGCCCATGAAGTG